AATGGGTCTCCATGGTGGCTGTCCTTTTCTGCTTTGGTTGGAAGGTTGGCTGGTGTTTCAAATTTTGGAAAGTTTCCATAGAAAACACAGCTGTTATGAATTTGATTTGGTACTAAACCAATTTTATCGAAAAATTTTATTGAACCAATCACATTTTCAATAACAAAATATCTTGGTTGTATTATTGAAATGATTTCTAAAGTAATCTCTACAAATTCCATATTAGGTTGATATTCGTTTAATTTTCCTTCGCGAGAGGCAATTGACCGAGGGGCGTGAAATCCCATAGAAAATTCTAAACATGGGGGTGATGCAAGCAAAACGTCAATCTTACGAATCGGTTGTCCTTCATCTTTGAACTGTCTGAGTCTGTCTCTCATTTCTCTAACATCTTGAATTGTAGTACCTGGTACTTCTGAAAGCAATGGATTGTTTTCTACTCGAACAACTTCATCACCAGATCGTAAGAAGGCCTCTGAGAATCCACCCAGGCCACTAAAGAGGTCGAGTACCTTCAAAGATAGTCCTCCACATATCCGACAAAATTAACAGGGCATTCGTATTGTAAATGATAACGTAAAAAATCTGCAACCTTTCTTATTTCATTGGCTCGATTGGGATTGGTTGGGTTAATTTTTCTTTTGAAAGTGCAAAAAGGACATTCAATCTTCATTCTTCTTCACCTCTTCCTCGTACTTTGCTTTCCAAAAGTTTCTCTGTCGTACTGCATCTTCAATTGTTTCGCCCTTACGATGTAGGTCTATTTGCTTGCGTACAAACTCAGAGAAGTTTTTCATATTGCTTGCGTATTCATGCGATGTGGGGTCTAAATTAATCATTTTGTGCCTCATGCTACTCCTACGAACCGCTTGTATATCAATATATACTCTTTTTTCAAACCGTAAATATTGAATCATCTTCATATGTGGGGTACTGTAGCATTGGGGTGGTGGTCGGGGAGAATGGTGGCGTGAAGATTTGCTCGCTTACGCTCGCCAGGATAGGCTGGAAATGCTTAAAGACCTATTATGATAGGTTGGTTGCATGGCTAAAGGCACCAACGATGTTATTTTGCGAGACCGACTTCAGTTTGACATAGATGCGAACGGCGATACTGCCCTCGTTTATGGAAGAATTGATTTATCAGACTACGTTTCAATCCCTGAAAACAAGGGACTTGCAGTTAAAGAAGTACGATTTCAACTTCGTACAACTGTTGCAAACGATGACGGCGTTTGGCCGAACTTCATGGGCCCAACTGTTCCTAACACCTGGGGTAGTGACGCATATCAATCATCCGTCAAACTCTTTGCTACTACTACAGCGTATGAACAGATTACTGATGTTGGTATTGGCTCTCCTAACGTATTGTGTGTATTTGAGAAACAATCACTTCTTATGTCTGATTTAGACGGCACAGGTAACGCAACAGGTACAGTATTGAACACATACGAGCATATGTTTGGGACACCAGATCTTCATCCCGAAGGCTATGACGTTGTTACCGATTTACTAATTGGAATCGGTCTTGAGAACTGTCAGAACACAGCTTTAGTTTCAACAACTGCAGAAGTCGATATTATGATTATTGCGGAACCTAAGAAAATCACTACAAAAGATTTGACACAAATGCTCACCCAGGCTCAAGACCTTTGAGGTGAGTTAAATGGGTAGATCGAAAACTGAGGCTGCAAAGTCGAAAGTAGAATCAGCCGTCGCATTAGGTGGCTTAGGTGCTGGACTTGGCGGACCATTAGGTGGTGCGTTAGGTGCAGGCATTGGTTTAATCATAGGTGATGGGGAGACGGTGTTTCCTCTTGACATGGTTGCTATACCCGCATATCAAGCATACATGATTCAAGGCTCCCCATCCCTCCAGGTCTACATTCGTGCAGGAGAGACATTAATGCCTACAGGCGGAAATGTACGAGACGTACAAGAAGCCATCCAAGGGGAGTCAATGCAAGTAAACGCACCGTCATCCCCACCTACTCGAAAGAAAACGACAGCCTATCAACGCAAGTACAAGAAAGCGTTTGCTAGTGTAAAGCGTAAGCATATGAAAGCCAATGGTACTTGGAAGAAAGGCGGATTTAAGGCCGCTGTCAAAGCCGCTCATAGGATGTGTAAGTAATGCCAATCCACGTTGTAAAGGAAACTATTGAACAAGAAGCCATGACTACCGACGCGGAAGGAAATGCATGGATAACAAAAAGAATTAATCTACAAAAGGGATTAATGCACAACCTAATTCAAGTAGATTTCTTTGAAGATGCATACATGACAGTCCCAGGTGAACCTGCAAGACAAAACATTGAATTTGTTATTTCTGCATTCCCTTCAATTCCAACATTAATGAATCTACAAGAAGATGCGCCTGTTCAAACTCGCCGATACCCATCCGCTGGAGATGACTCAATTCTTTTCAAAGTAATTGGAGATTTAACACAAAATGGACGTTCAGTTTTTACTCAATTTCCTTCACTCCAGATCTCAAGCAACAACAAAGAATTCTTTTATTCAGACCACGTATACATCAATATGTGTATTCATGGTGCCGCTGAAACCACATACAACAACATTGCATACTCATTTATGCTAACCTTTGAAGATAAGAATACTTCAACTCTTACTCATTCCCTGGGTGTACTTGCAGAATCTCATAATGCAATGTGTGCCGAATTGATGAGTAATGGTGCAATGCGTACCCTTGCAGACTTACAAGGCAACATATTTCCTATGTGGAGATTTGGCGGTATTCGTCCCGAACACACTATTTCGCCCGATGCAACAAACGCATACTTCCTTCCAATTAATACCAGGGATGCCGAGGCAATGAGTACAACGCCTCAAATTAGAACAGCGGTTGCAGATGCTCGTTCAATGAGCGCATATGATGCCGCTTTCGGAGATAAAAGACCCGATTGGTTACGAATTGGATTGAATGCAGGTGTTATTTCTGGACCAATTAGAGACCAATGGCCTCCAATCAAACACGCTGATAACGGAAACGTGAGAATGCTATGAATGAGAGCGATCTGGTGCAGAACGAACGAATTTCAAAACTTGAAGAGCGCATGTTAATGATGGAACAAACTATCATTGAACTACGTGGAATGACCAAAGTTCTGAAAATTGTTGCCTCTGCTGTTGCTCTCAGCCTGGGATTAGATGTTCAAGCAATGTTATAGTCATCAAACAGGGTCTTTTGGCTTAAGATTGCTTTTCTTAGAGCCGTTGATAATTCAATTGGAATCAATGCTCGTTTGTTCATTCTTAATGGGTCTCCATGGTGGCTGTCCTTTTCTGCTTTGGTTGGAAGGTTGGCTGGTGTTTCAAATTTTGGAAAGTTTCCATAGAAAACACAGCTGTTATGAATTTGATTTGGTACTAAACCAATTTTATCGAAAAATTTTATTGAA